CTTTTTCTTTGTCTAAAATCTTATCTGCTTGCTGTTCCGGTCTTTGAATCACACTTTGAGCAGAGAAACCAGTATACAAATCAGATATAAAAGACTCTACTCTTACAGATAGTGGAATTTCTTCGGTAACATTATTAGCGCTGTTAATATTAGTAAGATCGTAATACTGACTGTGATCGAATCTAACGTAAGGTTTTACTCGATAACCTTGAGTTAAAAACTCTACAGCATTTGGAACAATCCTATTTTTATTGGAAATGCCGCTTGCATACATCGTCCAGTCAAAAAATCCGCCTTGTGGTTCTGGTTTATAGTTATGCTCCCATAGACCGTCCATTTGATTCCAATTACTTCTAAGTGCGCCCTCGCGATATTGTAATCTTTCATCAATATTATCATCGTTCTGTAAAAAGTGATGAAAATCTTCTTTATTTAAATAATCGCTAGTTGTGTTTTTGTTTTTAGGATCGTATAAAGATGCTGGAGGAAAAGCTCCATTGGGGACATTTTTTCTAGCATCATTATATCTTGGAGGAAAACCGAAAGGACCAGAATCTACCCATGTATAAGTTCCAGCACTTAAATCCAGCGGACCGATTCTGTGTTTGTAATTAACATTGGTGTATCGAGGCATCTTTACTAAATATGTTTTTCCCAAATGTTTATCAGCAACACCTTTCAGCCACTCATATACCTTTTGAGCATTTTTCATATTTAACTCAATCGCCTTCGTGGCAGCTTTTGCTACTTCAGCATTAGACGCACCACGGTCTCTCAAGGTTAAGAAATTTTTATATCTACTAGAAAACAACTGATTAACCAAATCATTATAATGGTTAGCACCGAATTCTGATTCACGGCTTTGAAGTATTTCTAACTTTTCTATTAATTTTTGCGCAACCTCTAGATCTTTCTTATATTTTTCTAATTTTTCTTCATTAAGAGAAGTGGGGTCTCCATTTTTAATGCCGTACCTTTCATTAATTTTTTTTACTTCTTTGTTAAGAGTTTCATAGAAAGAATTTATCATTGCAGGTTCGATGATTATTCTACCTTGATCGTCTTTTTTCTCAAAGGTTTGCATTGTGATACCATTAGCATCCCCAGCCTGAAGTAAATATTTAAGTTCTGGGTCTTCTTCTAGCATCTGTTTGTACATATTCTCTTGAGAACTCTGCACATCTTTTACTTCTTGTAAAATTTCTACATAACCGCCGCCGCCAAGTCCAAGTCTTTCGGCACGTTTATAATAAAGAGGATAACCGTAGGGGGGAGAACATGGATCTAAAGCAAGACCATAATTATTAACAGCGGGTGTTGCTGAACTAAAAGCGCACCTTGGAACAGAACATGCTTCTATTCCTTCATAATAATCGTATTCATTAGGACTTTCGGCATCAACGCTCTTTGTCTTAAATGAAGACCAATGACGATTAGGAGTTGTACCTATATTACCCTTTTTCTCGAAAATTTCTCTTATAAAATTACCCGCTATCTTATCTGCATCATGTATCTTATCTACATATTGTGGAGTATAACGAACCTGCCCATTTCCAATATCCTCTCCAATAATTGGTATATATGTATTAAATAACTCAATGTATCTTTCATTGTAGTATTTTAGAAATTGATACCAAGCGTTGAAGGATATAGACGCTGCTCTTAGTTCCATTTCAGTTGTGACATAATAATCTCCAACGTTTTTGGCAGCAACCTTGCTAGAATCTAACATTATTTGTTGAAATGGACCAAATCCTATAGGAATTGTAACTGCATTTTTACCTAAAAAACCGTAAAATGGAACAACCTGCTGCTTTAGCATTGTGCTGATATCCCACATATCAACATCTCTTAATTTTTCATAACCATCATCTTCGTCATCTTCGTTCTGCTTTTTTAGATATTTTCGGTATAGACCATCTTTGCATCTAGAAAAAGCATACATATTAACTTCTTGAGCGCCAACAACAAATCTGTCTGTAACTTCGTTAGAAAGATCATAACCTATATTTTTAGATTCGATATATTTCCTGTCTTCTGGATTATCAATTTTCCTAGTGTCAACGGGGTAATTTTCATTTCTGTATCTATCAGTTAGGATATTAATATATTTTTCAACAGATCCCGGTTCAGGAACCACGGACTTATCTATTGTGTCAATTCGTATAATACCAGTAATAATATCGCCAAACCTACCAAGTTGCATCATGTTTTGGTTATATTGATATAGAAACTTGGTTGGGGGTAAGTCTAATACGGGTAATAGAGAAACAAAATAGTCATGATTAATTGTCTCACACAACTCTTGAATATAAGACAATAAATCTATCTGAGAAGCCTCTATATTATATAAGGGTGGTATCTTCTCAAATGGTATACCGGTTAAGTCTACAACATAATTATAACCTCTAAAATCTACAGGTCCGCCAAAACCCCCATCAATATGCTCCTGCCACATCCTGCCGTAGTAATGGAACATAGTAACAAGAGCTTGATTAATCCTATAAACTGGCATACCAATTTCAGATCTTCTAGAAAATCCCTGACCCGTCATTGGATAAACTTCTGGCCCATAAAGAAGAACCCCCTGTAATGGGTCTACAGGTTGATCTACTGGCGGGGGCATCAAATTTGTTAAACTTAATTTTGGTAGCGTATAGGTGTCATTACCTGTAAAAGTTCCGTTTGGACCTCTAACGAGAGGGTTAGATGATATAATGTGCGGCTTAACTTGGTCCATAAACTTTTTAGAGAAGTCATACTCTAAAAACCCACAAACATTGTATAGATTTTTATTGTTAAAAGTTGTACCTTGATAATCGTTTAAAACAAGCGTAACGTTGCTGAGAATTTCTCTTGGGTCAGTCACGTTAACTGAGTATGTTTTAGAACTACCTACAGATTGAGAAACGCTAGAAAGAATACCGCCAAAAACAAAGTGATCCCAACCTATGAGGTCTGGATCAGTACCCGGAATTGGTTGGGTTACACCTTTACCATTATAAAATTGGTTTGGGTCAAGATTAGCTATATTTTGAACATTGTCATCTTCCCAAAAGAAGACTGGATCATTCCCTGTATCGTGTTTTATATTTAAGTATTGTAAGTTTTTAGACTTAGAAAAATCTAAATAAGCACCCTCACCCCTTCTATTAAAAGTGTTAGTTGTATAATAATTCTTACGTCTTGGATCTACCCTGCCATTACCATATTTTTGATAGTATGTTTTTAGCCATGCTTGAGCAACCGTAGCGTGGTGTCTGCCAAATTTAAAAAACACAGGAGTTCCAACGGTGGGCGGAATAAACTGATCGCCATACGCCAAATCCCCAAAACCACCCCTATGGTAAACATCATCGCCAGAGCCGTACCAAGTGCCATCAGAACGATTGTGTTCATCGTTAACAAGCGTTACACTAAGACTACTACTAGAATTTCCGAATCCAGTATTTATATTAAAATTTGTTATACTTGCTCCGAGAAAGGTTTGTTGAGCAAAACCCTCTGCATTTTTAGTCCAACCCGCAGAAGAAATTTTCCCTTGGAACCCTTGAGGTAATGACGGACCAAGCGTTGGTGGTAGTCCATCTTGCTCGGCCATCATATAATTCGGCCATTGCCTATCATACACGCCGGTAGAAGGAACTACAGAATAATGCTTATCAGCATCAACGGGAGCGTCTCTAATCGCTTTATCTAGTGGGGGAAAAGGAGGATTTCCGGCTCGTTTACCGGCTTTTCCTATTTCGTATGGATTTACATGATTATTATCTGTCATTTTTTCCTAATCCTATCTGTATGGACTACTGTTATTAGTAGAATATTTGTAATCTGCTAAGAATTTTATGTAAACCGCAGCGTTTAAAGGTTCAAATGGTATATAATGTATGTAGGGGGTGAATATATCTTGTATCAGAGTGTCTCTTTGTACCGGAACATAATCCCTAATTTGCCTAATCTTTCCTTTTGCAATCTCTACCTCAAGAGTTCTTTCAGCATTGCTATATTGACTTTGAGATAGTCTATCTCTGTTTAATCTATTTCCATATATGTCCTCCCACCCATTTATACCACTGCCTGCCTCAAAGAATGTTTTATCATAATGAAGTATGCCGCTTTGTTTTACTGCGTGGCTTAATTCCCATTTAGATTCTGGATATGTTAAGTATACGCCAGACTTGGTTCCTATTCCATTACTATCACTCTGGAGAAGAACCCACTCTGTAAACTCTGTTGGGTCTGAAGGGACACTTCCAAACTTATCTTCAAAATAAGTTCTTAGATGCTCAAAATCACCGCTAGGATAATATGCGTTTATACCAGAGGGACCAGTACCCTCAGTCCAAACGCGCTCGTCGTAAGAATGAGACTGAGAAGTATCAAAAAAATTCGCCTCGCCAGAAGGAAGTAGACCACCCGAACCATTAGGATACGGTTGTGTATCGTCCGTTCCTCCGTACATAGCATGAACCCCATCGCCATGCAAAGGAACTTTATATTCTCTTTGGTAGTCAATGGGTTGTTCATTGTTAGGGGTCTTGTTTGGACCATATTTTGTTGAATTATATGTCATACTAACCCCTACTGATCTAATTCGTAAGTCCAAGAAATATTTAAACTATATTGACCTTCTTTGGGATTCCAGCTTTCTGAGGGTGGTGATATAAAATATTTTCTAATTCCATATTCATTTGCTGGACTCATCTCTATAATAAGTTCATGTAACTGTTGTGCCATTGGTTGAACAATGCTAGGTTTTTTAAGTAACAGTGGATTTCTTTCTTTTCCGTATGGGACTTTCGTATAGTCCAAGGTAAGATTAATAGATAGATCTCTTCTATATTCTGTTCTTGTTCCCATGTATTGAAGAACGGGTCCAGTCGCCCTACCTAAAACGGGGATGGTAGCAAAAACATCTCCGGGATATGTATCATTTACGCTAATGGTTTCACTCAATACCCCAGATATTATATTGGTAGGTCTATTGTCAAAAGATAAACTATAATTTATTTCACCAGTAAATTCATTTACACCAAGTGTGATGCTTTTTGGTTGTGAATTAAGGGCAACCGCAACACTATTATTAGCGCGTTTATAAAGATCACAACCTATTCCGAACCTACCGCTATTAGAAACCTGATTGTATTTACCTATAGCGTGAGTATATGCAGTTTTTTCAGATAGTGGAGAAATTTGATCGTAGCGACTATATTGTTGATAACCACTTGGAGAAATGTCTGCAAGACCCTTAATAGTTCCATTCATGCTAACGCTAACAAATGGATTATCAGTGCTGGAACTTATATCTAATGTATAGTTTTCATAAGAGTTCCCGCTGGCCAATAAAAACGTTTCGGTACAACTGTAACTACCTGCTCCCTTGTCTATATTCTCGGTTCTAGAGTGATTATAACCTCTATACTGTGGAATTAAATTAAAAATTCCTGTACCAAGAAGACCGGGGGCATTGGGGTAAACGCCGCTAACATTACCCCTGTGATTATCTGTATTTGTATCGTCTTTTAATATTGCAGCATCGGCATCGTGTATTAATCTACCTTGAACAAACTTTTTAGCTTCATACCATGCATCCGTCTTAACAACTTGAGGGTTTTCAACATCTCCCGTTGGTCTATAGTGACTTTTACCTGTCGCGCTTAAATTGTGTGTAACCCTGTATGTTTTAGGTAAAAATGGATCAACACTTTCAGGTTGTGCGTCGTCTTCTTCAATAGACCAAGACTCACTATAATCTTGAATAAATGCACCACTTAAAGCGCCTACTAGTTCTGCTTCTTTTATTCCGGTTCCCGTGAACTTTATATTTTGATAATCCTGTGGGAGAAAAATGCCAGAATTACCATCATGACATGAATTAGAATATAATGTTGATATTTCTTCAAGGTTAAGTAAATTATCTAAAAGTGTATCTGCTTCCAAGGTGATAGTATAATCACAAGTATCTACGTATATACCTTCAGTGAAAGATATATTTGTAACCCTTGGAAAACAAACAATACTAACCTCTTCTGTCTCGTCGTCCCAGTCGCTTATTTCTAACTTTTGACCGTCCAAAGCAAATAGGGCTTTTAGTGATGCCTGTTTAGATAAGATAGCATCTAGAGCATTTCTTATGTCAATACTCTGTTTTGGCGGCGTGGGGCGTGGGTTTCCTATATCATGACCTATTATTCTATCAAAAGCCTCATATGGACCGCAATAAATCAGCGTTGGGGGATTTCCGAATGGAGCGATGGGATATTTAGGATTTCCGTCCGTTTTCTTAAATGCATATGGTGTACCCTGATCGGCAATTAATTTTCCAGTCAGAGTGATACTGTAAGTAACACCGTAAGCATCTCCAGCGCCAGTCTTTAAGATATTGGTATCTATTGTAACCAACGGTGTTGGCCTAATTGTACAGATTTGATCTGATATATTTTTATATAGAACTTTTACTGGCATTACTTACCCTTTGTCCTGAATTTTAATGATTTTTCAATTCCACCAATACCACTGGTAACAAAACCTAGTGAATTATTAATTATCACGGGTTCTCCATCGTAAAGATATCTATATACCTCAGATGATACTATTCCTTCATCATTATTATACACAAATAAAGGCATCACAGCGCTTGCTTCTGGAGGTTTACCTATAGTAAACATTTGTAAATTATCGTCAGTTTCAGTTCCAGAAATATACTCTCCGTAAATAGATTCAACGTATGGTCTCTGTGAGACAAACCCCTTGTCAGCTGGATCATACCCAGAAACTTCTAGGAATATAGACCCTTCTGGGGAGGTATTGATGATACCGCTAACTCTATATGTTATAGAACTTCCCTCGCTATTTTGGTAGAATAATCCAGAAACCGAACCATATCTCTGCTCACCCACGGTATCTCCGTAAACGGTAGGCATGATGTAGCTTTCTTGACTTGGTATAGCATTTGGTTGATGTCTTAGCATTGCGTCATATGTATAAGCAGAACCGGCACCAGATATCTCTATGGAGAAATGATTACCGCTAGTTGGGAACTTATGTTGAGGAGAACCAACAATCATTACGTAGTCACTGTCTGAACGGCGCGCTTGATGCAATGCCACGGAATAACCAAACATATCATTTTCACAACCGCTCGTTGCGGACAGTTCTGTATTTCTGTCGCTAAAACCTTGCGCAACAATCTTTTGTGCAAAATTCCAAGTTTTGTTTCTATCTTGGTAATTATCAACATCGTGCCTAAAGGTGTAAACTGCACCATTATTTAAAACCATCTGACCGCTTCCGGGGTACTGATCTCTTACAGTTCCGTCGCCTAGATCGTACATCTCATGCGTAGGAATATCAAATTCATAATTAAATTCTTTTCTGATAAATGCTGCGGAACCACTGTAAATATGGTTATGTAAAGTTTCATAATCATGGGCAGGAGCGCCAACCGCAATAAAATCAGATTCAACGGAAACCGACCAACCAAACATATCTGGAACCCAACCAAATGCTTGAGCAAAATCATCTGGAAGGTTGTGATTACCTTTCAGGGTTGTCAAGTCACTAGCAGTAGCATTATCAATTCCAACATTTAGACTATCGGAAGGTTTGATTTTCTGCTTGTACTCCCAAGGTAAAAATTCTTTAATAGCATTTTCACCACGACCCGTTCTTTCAAAGTAGAACGCTGCACCAGCACCACCTCTACCACTTAGGTTAAGACCAGAACCAACATCTCCAGCATTGTATGTTTCTATAATTCCAGACCAAGACACAACATCTTCGTCGTGATAAGCATTGAACGGAGTGCCTATAACTAGTTTATTTTTATAAATATCAACAGAGAATCCGAACAAATCTCCCGGATAACCAGAATATAATACATCATAATCTAGATAATCTTTACCTGTTCTCTCCATGAACTTGGACACTCCACCGTTCATATTTGAGTCTACCCAGTGATTTACTTCTCCCACTTGATCGTCATAGAAATTACCGCTGAATCTTGGATATGTTCCATATTCAGGTACTACGTCTACACCGAATCTTTCGATTTCTTGGTCAATCTTAATTTTCTCAAATGGTGAGAATCTTCTAAATACATCCCCTAAAACAAAATTATCTTCTTGATCTGTGTAGTTTTCAACCTGACCGGCAGCGCCTGTTTGACCAAATTTTTCAACTAGCAACTGATTTCCAGAATTTGCAAAGTATTTGGATGGACTTCCTTTTTCTGGGGCTCTTAGTTTCTGGGTAAATTCAAATTTAGTACCTTTCTTAGAAATTAGTGCGTCTTGATCCGAAGAGAAATACGATTTATCAGGACTTTCAGGATAAAGACTTCTAATAAATCTAACATTAGGACTGGTTACGTCATATCTGTAATGGTCGTTAAATCCTTGTATCATAGATGAGTCTGTAACAAGAACTATTCTTGATCTTCTATTTCCAGTAGAGAAGTCGCTGAAGTGTTCTAGTTCGTCAGCAACAATCACTGGGCCGTCTTCAACATCTAGTTCTGGATCATATTCACTACATATGAGCGCGTCAGGATCGCAGTACTTGACATGATTTGTTGAAATGGGTCTAAACAAAGGCGGTACAGTAATTTCTCTTTCAGGAGTAAACCACGGAACGCCAGAACATTCTGTAATGTAAATTTTCTTTTCTTTGGTCTTAGTTGTCTCATGATATGTTTCAATGATTGGCAGAGGATATCCATAAACACCCAATATTCTTGGTGTATACGGTCTATCTCCAGCAATGTCTTCAGACTTGATAGTTCTCCATTGATTTGTATCAAATTTAACAGTTATAGAATTTTTACCATCTTTAACCCTGAAGTCAACAGCATGTCTATTTGAGATAAACTTTGTAGTTTTACCAAGGTCTTTTGGTGAATCAGGACTGTAACCCTCACCTTCTGGATCAGCAGAGAACGATACATCCTCACCATCAATTTGGAATGTAATATCATACAGTTCATTATCTGTCTCAGATATCCAATCAACAAAGAGTCTATAACCAGAAGTAGGTATAACGGGGAACTGAATAGATGCATCTCCATCTATTCTCCAGTATGTATCAGGGGTTGACCAAACCTTATCAAATACTGGGTCGTTCATCTCTACAACAACGCTAGTTCTAGAACCTCCAACCTTGATTGGTATGTAAGCATAACCATCATAACCGTCTGATTGTGGGTCTCCAGCAACCTCACTATCATTCAAAGTAAGCGGACTTGCGGTATTAGGTATTGCTGAGAGTTTATCTATTTTTGTGGAAATAGTATTATTCAAGTCCATTCCTGTCCACTTGTAACCACTATCACAACCCTTGATAACGGGATTAGATTCATCTAGAATCTGTAATCTATCTGGCCCAACGGCATCAACTGGACAGCAAGAACTCAAGGCAGAATTCTTTAGAACTTCTGTGTCTTGAACATAGTATTTCGCTTGGTTTGTCAAGAAAAATGGTCTTGTCTCCATACCAAATCTTTCTAGAGTCAAGTCTACATTCGTTGCAATTTGCTGATCTCTATTGTAGGTTATGATAAGTTTTTTGTTTCCAAGTTTCATCCAGTTCTTGATTGGTTGAACGTAATTTACTGGAATTGCTTGCTCTGGATTTGCAATCCATATTACGGTCACGGAGTCTGGAATAATAGAACCTTCATTGTAAATAACATTTGTATTTATGATATGGTTATAATTCTCTAGACTGGTTTTTATAACAGAATCTTCAAACGCATCTACAAAAGAGGTTTTTCCGGTCCAACCGCCTAGTTGAGCAATTCTAGCACGATTGCTACAATCTGTCATAACTAGATTATTATAGAAAGCGATGTTCTGGTCATTGTTTCTTGGGTCGTACTCATCGCCAAACCTTGCTCCCATACTCCAAGCGTTTTCAGGAAGTTGAGAAGCGATCAAGTAAACCTTGGATGACTCTTCTTCTTCAAACAATTCTTCAGTAACGTATGGTGAAGTATCCGCAACCTTAACTGTTTGCAAGAAAGACTGACCGGCATAGTCTGTTCCAACACCTTGTAGTATAGCATCTCTTCCGTTTTCTTTTTGTGGATTAGCAAATTTATCTCTGTTGAAGGAAGTGTATGTTCCAACAGCTTGATTGCCACTATCTATTAAGTTAAATTGAAGGTCATTGAGGTGATCTTCTGCGAAATCGTAGGTAGTAGTGCCAGTAGTAATTGTTGTCTTAATAATTCCAGACAGTGAAGTTGTACATTTTTCTTCTTCTCCGCTGGCAGCAGGAATAATAATAGATTTTTGTGGTACATATTCGGCAGCAGTAAGAACAGGTGTTATCTCTTCGTCAGGTCTTACAACATAAGGTTTAACAATCTGCGGATAGAACTTACAACTTTGACCCGGATTTGCGGTATCAAAATGGAACGCCCAGTTTGTATAGAATTCTATTTTATCAAAACATGCAGATGCCCACTCCGAACGTAAATCTCCAGAGTGCTGAATTGGAGGAATACATCTATCCAACTCTGGATTATTTGGATCGCAAGGTGAATATAGTTTAAGAGATTCTAACCCTAAGTCAGATAGGTCAATCTTAATGTCTGCTACACCACTGGCGTACATATTTTCTCTTATGGCATCTGACTCGTGCATGTATTGAGGTAAGTGGGCAAGTGTAACATTAAACTTACCATCTAGTATTTCACTTTGACTCATACCAGCAATCAAAGATTCTTTTTGGTTTCTAGCGGCGGTAATGCGCATCCTAGAACCTAACTTTCTTAGAATCTTATTAATAATCTCGTTAGACTTTCTGTAAATACCACCCTGTTTCCATTTTGGATCATTACCAACAAGAACCAAGGTTCTATCTCCAAGCGCAAGCCAAGATTTAATATTATCTATTATCTCGTCACTTGCCGCATCCAACTCTGGAGTTATAATAAATGCAAGACCAGCATCTTTAGGTATTTCAATTTCATCAAACTGAGTTCTTTCAAACGAGATGTTATCTACCGCAAAGTACGAACCGAGTTTTTCGTAGGCATTTACTACCCCTTGATTTGCTAAATTCTCTGCATTAACAGATCTATCTAGGTTTCCAAATTTATAAAATTCAACAGTTTTATTGTGACTATGGTAAGACCTAGACTCAAAAATTCTAACCGCACCGGCGTTGGTGTAAGATGCCCACGTATTGTTTTCTGGATAGTTCGCGCCAGTAACGCCGCCATACCAAACATTCATGTCGTCAAATTCATTGAACGAATCTGTAGGTGCGCCAAACGCGACGGTTTTTCCGTCTTCACTAACGGACGTACTAAACCCAAGTCTAGAAGTACCCGCGAACTCGTAAGGGATTATATTAAACGATCCGGTATATTGAATATCGGTGTAGTGATATTTGTATATCTTATCGTATAGTTTAATGTTCTTGTTCTTTCTAAGCAAGAATCTATCCTTCTTGCTCATTTCTTTATAAACCTGTGTTCCAACCTCTATCTTTCCAGAACCAGCAATCAACTCATTGTATCTGTCAATTAAATCTTGAAGTGGATAGGCATACTCGTCGTTAGTTTCTACCAACCAATCGTAAACAGAGTTATACATCAATGTATTAGCATCTTCATCTCTCTCAAAGATTTGACATGCCTCTGCGGAATAAGGAGACCCAACAGAAATGATATTGCAGTTTTCACTAATACCAACTGAGTGGCCGTATCTATCAACTGGATTTCTTTCTGCGTATATCAAGTCAGAGTTTTGATCGTCATATGCAGGTTCGTAATCTTCCAGAGGAGAAACAAACTCTTGAACGAGGTTCCACTCTCCAAACTCTTTCTCGAATACAAATACTCTACCGCCAGACTCAGGTGGCATCTGGAACTCGCCAGCATCATCTCTTGCGTACTCTTGACCAATACCCTCAGTAATATATTTTAGATTGTTAGTTTTTATGAGATTGCCAGTAGATAATGTTTCGTTCATCAGGTTGATAGTTGCTTCGTTCCAAACAAAAGCATCATCGAAAATTTGCTCTACATAACCACGGGTAGGAACATCTGCTACCATATCTCTTACGCCACTTGCGTAAGCATACTCTTCATAGTAATCTACAAAACCATCTAAAATTTCCAAGAAAGATTGTTTATTATGAGTTGAGAATGTGTCGTCACCAAATACGCCAACAATAGGAGGTATACCACTGTATATATTATTATTGTGTGGGAAGATTTGGTTAAACTTATTTATAACAGTATCTAGACCTTCTGTTAATAAATCGTCACTTGACCTGCTACTATCTTTCAAGCTATTAATGTAAACATGGTTGAACCAGTATGGAGCAGCGCCCCTATTTTTTCTATAGTCTGGAACGTTTGGTAATTTATCAATATCTTCACTGTTGTATACTTGACATATCAATAGGTGTACGTCTAATTCTGGATGCCAAATATCTGGATCTACACCCCAAGGTTTAGAGAAGTATTTGTATAGTAGGTCGTACCTTTTTGCAGTATTTCTTATGTTTAGAAGTTTTGTTTTGTTATATGTAAACTTATCTGTGAAGATTGTCATAAGAACCGGGATTCCAGAAGTTGTAACCTCTGGGAATTGTCTAGTCCACTTTGCTCCGGGAGCGCCGACCACAACGACTTCTTTTCCATCAACAGAACCGACATCAACAGAATGACCAAACTCTCTACCCTCTTGACCAATCGCCCACTTGTTGCCACCTATGCTTAGGTTAGGCGGATAGGTGATAAATGTTCCGTATTCTCTTGCTATGTAATCCCTTCTGGTTCCCTCTGGCATAAGAAGTTTTTCCTCTAGATACCAAGAAGCTTTCTTGCCCGCCTCTTCTTCGTTTCTTCTGTATAAGAATACAGCGCCCGCATCTTCGATCAATTCGTTGCCGGAGTCTAGTATTTTATGGAATGGAGCGCCAACCGCGATTAGATCTCCATGACACGCGCTAGAGAATCCATACTTGTCACCCTCTTGTCTACCGGAATCTAAAGTGAATTCAGAAGCAAGAGAAGCATCGCCACTTAGATAAGGATAATCTGCGATTAATTTTATACCTGAGAAATTTAGACTTTGGTCGCAGTCTGGAGTACAGCACTCACCCTGTGTGGTATCAACACCACATATGCCGTATTCCCACTCTTCCCATTCTCTAGGTACAGGAATTGGGGTTGTGTCACCAGTCTTAATTGTCATGCTAACAAAGTATGGTCTAACTGGTTTTAGATCTGTATATTTTCTTATGCCGTAGTATTGATCTTCGTAACCAGCATCTTCATTTGTATACGTGTTCGTTGCTCTAAATATACCAGCGTCGTTACAGACTTTTTCACGCCATACGATATCATCTGTAATAAACTGTTGGTCAAATGCCTTGTCTGTGCTATCGCTATCGCAGTCGCCATATCCAAATAGATCTACTCCTCTAATCTCGTCATTCGCAGGTATGGATGCATATTGCTCATCATTTAGATCAATACCCTCTCCGTAATTTTGACCATCCCAGACAAAGTTAAGTCTACCGGGAATATTTGGAAGATAGTTATTAACGCCGTTGTTTCTCAACATTAATCCTATTTGTCCACTTTCTTCTACGGGTTCTGGGTTTGCATCAAGAATTAGTGGCATTGCTGCATCAATTTTTGTTTCTAGCGGAGCAACAATAAACAACGACATAGATTCTTTAGATCTAAACCTTCTTTTAAGTGTCTCTACGCCAGATATATTAAAGTTAATTGATGAGTTAATATCTCCAAATGACTCAAACGACTCAGCATCGTTATAGAGATTCATAACCATCTCAGACCTAGTTCCACTACTACCCAAGCTAGATGCAAAAACGTTCAAAGTAAGTTGACCAGTGGACTGTAATCCAAAATCCTGATTATTGATGAATAGATTTATCTGTTCCGTAGAAACTCCAATACCCTCTGTGAGCATGGATAATGAACCACTAGCATCAACTGGGACTGGCGGCGTTCCGCCAGAAGTTAACATTTGCAACCCTTTAACGCCATCCCCGACTATGAACTGGTCAAAGTCAAAGTTGGATTGCCAATAACCATCGCCAGAGTCTCCATCGGAAGTATTAAATGATCTTTTGTTAAGAGTTAATAATCCAATAGATTCATTAATTGGATAACTTCCAGAAGTCAAGAAATATATTTCATCGTTAATCTCTGTAGAGATAACACCACTCGTAATGAAACCTATATATGGGTCAGATACTTCTATCCCTGAAACGGCAGGTATATAAAGTTCCAGTTGACTATTCTCGACAATGTTTCCACTAGATAGCAGATTCATTGTACCAGAGGTGGGTTCTGGTTTAATTATTGCATCTTCAGCTCTAACATGTATAGCATGAATACTTAATTCAGATGTAAATGCGGGTCCAGAAGGATAAACCAAATCCAACTGCAAGAACATCTCATCGACATCTTTAGAGAAATATTTCTCATTAAACTCAGAAAGCTTAGTTTCTTCTGGGAATAGCGCCCATTGCTCACTATCATCACAGTAGTCTTGATAAGTAAATTTACTCTCGAATTTCTCTAAACAACTAGATGGACTAATATAGTGCGCCTTGCGATTAATAAGACCCCAGTTTGGTTCATCGGTTTGATAGTAAGGTTCTTGATTCCTTGTGTACAAACTTACGATTAACTTAGGGCCAACCTGTTCATTACAATCCCAAGTAAATTCTCCGCTAGATATATGCTCGTAGACTGTATCAACAACAAGAGAATTTTCACCGAAATCATAACCTCTAGGTAAACTTTTTGTGACTCTCTTTCTAATAGCATGGAAACTATCTAAGGTATCACTAAGAGGGAGTCTCAAGAAATCGTTTTCTATTTGGGTGTGATATGCAACCCCAGAGTCTATTGTCGATGGAATATCACTATCTACGCTATCGTAATATGACGTTCCATCATGAGATATACAGAAAATTATTTCGTCATCTCTTTCTGTGGTGTAACTTCTTTTACCTAGCGCCTGATTGTTAATACTGTCAAACTGCCAGTTGAAATCGCAACCTCTAAATGCACCAAGATACCACTCAGCAGAAGGTGAGGGGGATGTATTCTCGTCAACATACGACCAAAGCATACTGGTATCATTAGCATAACTTTCATTTGGATCAAAGAACTTTTGTCTTATATTGTTAAAGAACTGAGTTGCTGTGATCTGCTTATCCGTTAAAGAAGAATTCTCATTTACAATATTTGCGCCACTAACAGTTTCTAAACCGTCAGAGAATCCAAATTCAGTTACAAGCATTGGTAAACCAGAAGTGTTATTATTTCCAGCAAACCCAAACCGTAACGTTTCATTGTAATCGTCTAATGATATTGCATCGCTAGTGTCTCTAAGATTAGTGAACTGACCCTCCCAACCTTCATGGTCGGTGTAAAGTCTAATTTTGTTGTCTGCGTGTTCACTATAAGTAACAAGAACAGAAAGTGGATATTGATATTCGTTAAATGGTATTGAGTCAATTACAGAAGCTGTGTCGCCGTAAGAGTTTTGCCCAGAAGCAAGTAGATAACCGCCAGAATATCCAACAAAGATACCCGTGTTACTACCCTGAGTGGTAGACGCAATCAAAGTACTCTTATCGTAGAAATTGTCCTGATCTACACCTGTAGCGTTTATGTCTGGTATAAATCTTATGAAGTAGGAAAGACCGCTTGCAGGATTCACATTTGAAAACTCTGCGGTAGTCTTGTTTCCAAATCTAGCAACCCTATCGTAAGCATCTGCAATTTTACCATACATTACATCATTAGTATAGTTGCTACCGCCATTTGATAGAGCTGTCCAGTCTGCCGTTCTGTAACTACTTGAATAACCGGGGGCAAGAGCGCTAAACATATCCTGATTTCTAAATCTAGCGCCAAAGTTTTCATAAACTTCTGGAGTAGCACTTGAACCATTTTCTAATAGAGTGGCGCTTTTGTTTTGCCAAGCAAACTTAGAATTTAGAGTATTACTTGTAATATCTGAGAAATCTATCCAAGCGCTCAATAGAGGTCTTTGTAGTTTTCTGCCTCTATCATAAGCATAATTAAATTGCTTTAAGTTAAATGCTCCAAGACCTATGCCATCGACACCTCTCCATCTTCTCGCATAGTTTGTTTTGATTGTACTAGGAGTAGTGTATGCATGAGGTATATCTTCGATTAATGATAGTGGTTGATAACCAGAACCAGCATTAAATATAAGGTCACTACTTCCCATCGGTCTTGGGTAGAAAGAACCCTCACGTCTTCCATCTTGTATTTTTACATATTCTCCACCCTCTGTTACCATTTCTAGTCCAGCGGAAGGTCTATGCCTAACTGCTAATTCAATGCCAGCAATATTAGCACCGCTAGGTAGTGCGTAAATATCTACATAAAGTTTTTCTAGTAATGTGCTGAAATTATGCCTTCTAGATCTACCTAATTCAACGTCGTCGTCATAAGCTCTTAGTTTAATTTCATACCATCTAAAATCTGTAGAATTAACAACTGGATAATTAGATAAAGCGTGGTGATCTCCACCGTCATTATTTGTAGAATTTGACTCAAAGTATTGTATCTTATCTGATATTGATTCGGCGGAAATTCCAAGATCGTTAATTTCGCTAAATCCAGAGGATAACGGTATTGTACCTTGTGGGTAGTATTCGTCAATAGACTCTGTTGAGTAATTATATATAAATTCGCCAGATACATTTTGCAAGAACCCGCCGACCCTAGATGTTCTATTCATTATACAGTCGTCGCTGTAACCAACGATGTCAAGTGAATAATCTCTAGCGTCTGTGTTTTTACTAGCTAAAACTCTAAGTACCACGCTATCAAACTCAAAGAATGAATCTTGAACTTTGTACTCTTTGTCTTCTTTGTTGTATATCTTTTGGATTGGGTCAAACCAGCGGTTGAACATAGAACCAAAAGCGCTATCGAATTGACCCGGATCATACAAGTAATAATCGTCAGAACTATCAAGACCAAATCTTAATATAAGTTTACCAGAGTCATTATATACATGGTTTGATGTAATCCAACTACCGGAAGAATCGTTACTTATTATTTCTAATAATTTAGATGCACCGTCACAATCTTCGTTTGTGTATACGTCTGAATTGTCTTGCCACAACCAACCGGATGGATTGGACAAACCCGACAATGCGGGGTGGATATTTGTGTCGAATGTATTGAATAAGAATTCTTTAGGTTTAATTATTCTTTCAAATCTCTTACCAGTTTTCTGTCCGGGAACAAAGAATCCTACGAAGTCTTCTCTAAACGGCACAATGCGACCACTATTGTAAATCTCTATTGCAGATATTCTTAGCGTTGGGTTATAACCGCTAACGGAATAGAACGTATCAAATACCTCATCCCCACCTTGGAAATCATTGTCTATTGCCCAACCAAAGTCAAAAGCACTAGGTCTATAAGGATTGCCTCTATCTTCAGATCTAACATCAAACGTTAGCATATAACCAGATGGTCCATCTAGGTTTGAATAACCATCTTGCCACTGATATTTTGTAGACGTGTTTAATACTGGAGCAAGAGAGTATGTTGTATACCCCGGATCTTCTAAATATTGGTCTGAGTCACCAACAAAGTTAAAGTCTTCATATCTTATTACGGTTTCGCCGGAGGCATTTTTCAAGAAGATATTAGAGAAATAGAATTTGGGAGATATCTGTGATTCAAAATTACTCTTAGGGCCAGACAGTCTGATTCTTAGTCTACTTTCAGCAGGAGTGGTTATGGGATCTGACAACCAGAAAGCACAAAAACCATCAAATTCTGTATTAACGGCAGACGCTTGAATATAACTAGCAGAGTCGTCAGATATAGAACCTTGCGAACTTCTATAGTCACCACCTACAAAAACACCTTCGTTAATAGAATCAAACAATATTCCTGACAATCTTGGTTGATTGCTATTATCAAGGAATAACAATCCAGACTCTTGAGCAGATATTAAACTAGGAGATAATTCGTATAAATCTATTAAGTATTGATTGTTTGTTCGACCCTGTTCGTTCACAAATAAATTGTTTCCAGATTCTCCAACAGGGTATAGTATGTCCGTTGCGCTCCAGTCTACAAAATTTCCATGATATTTATCTAACCATCTACTGCTGATATCCGCTGCTTTGTTTAGTGTTTGAGATAGATTAAACTCCATTGTCCCTCTTCGTGATATGAGTTCTCCAATCATATCAAGTTGAGAATGAGGCCCTAAATCTAAATTAGCAAAACACTTGGAAAAAGAACCATCTACAAACAAGTACTGATTCAGATCTCTAGGTGGATTTTCATCCCCAACCACAAAGAAATTGCTTGCAAATATATTAATATTTGTTTGCGTATCTTCTTCGATAAACTCATAAGGATTTACTGGAACTTTTACATCATCTAATGAAAGTTCATTATTATAGGTTGGTCTTTCAGAACCTCCAAAGGTTTTTGTGTATGTCACCCTTGGTCTTTTAGTATAAAAACAAAACTTTAACTGCGCATCTAAAATACACTCTGAATCAATTATTCTACCACAATCGTCAGTATAATTAATATTTGTGCAAAACTCTTTAATTGGTATGTCTAGATAGGTACTATCATAAAACTCTAATTCAAACTCATTGCCTTTAGCAGAATTGATGTCATATCTATATGTATCATATCTAAAAGCAAGTTTTCTATGATTAGCAAGTTTAAATATTTCATTTCTAGAGAGTAGTCTGTTAAATACCCTAACGTCATCTAAAATCTGTTTCTTCTGCGCAGAGTTTAAACCGAATCCGCCAATGTAACTTTTTTCAGTAGAAACTACAAAATCTTGTATATTCTGGGATTTAAATGTTTCGTGAAGTTCACCGGCGATGTATAGTTTAAGGTATTTTTCTTCCGTGTCAAATAATAGTGCAAAGTGAAATAATTCGTCAAATTGTAATGACGTTATGCTCAACTTTTTAAAGGAATGAGAAAATCCAGTGCTAGTATCTGTAAATTTAAGTTTAACATCTCTACCCGTCTGAGTGGGTTGAGAAAGAATATTGATGTTATATTTTCCCCATCTAATAATTTTGTCTTCTGTGGATCTTTCGTCTACGTCAGACCAAAACGCAAAGGTCATTTTTGCACTAGTAGATCTATCGCCAATAGCCATAGATTGATATTCGCCGTATTTCTTAGGTGTGTTATTATTAAACAGTATGTCATCTTTCGTTAAGACAAACTGAGAGTATTCACCAGATTTTTGGATACTAGAGTTGAAGTGCGATATATAAGATTCACCAAGATAATCATAGTCGTGTCTTTCATCTTCCTTGGTGTAATCTACCTTGTAGACATTGTGTGCATAATGTCTGTTTTGAACAGCGTCTACATTGATAAATGCGGTAGATATAGTAGATCCTTCTTCATCCATGTGTGCAGATAAAAATCTATTAGGACTACTAAAATCTTGATCTTTATTAAAGAATGTTGGGAATGTAGGATTATCATACTGGTCAATCTTTGTAATCTGCGACCAACTTGAAGTTCCGTAACCATCTGTAAATGGTTCATAAACATTTATACTATCTCTAGATGAAATTAAAAGTTTGTTTCCGTCTTTTGAAAGGGATACATTTTCACCAAACAGGTTTGAATATGTCCAATTATCTGAAACGCCACTAACTTCAACGTTGTCATCTAAGAATATAAATGGAGATTGAGTAATTCTACCATTAGCATGAAACTGTTTATCTTCGTCTGAGTATTTAAATATATTGACTTCGCCGTTATTGGTATTTACGTCTGACCCAGTGAATTTACCTGAACAGGCAGTACCAATCGCGAGCGTTGTACCGCTTGCGTCAATAGCTAAATAATTATTAATTTTTAATCCGTAATCACCATTGATGAATGGGATTTGAGGATCATGACCCTTTGGTAATTCTACGTTCTGTATTTTTTGCCATATGTTATCTTCTTGACTGTAGTCAAAAATAGCGACAGTGTTTTTCTGTTCATTTTCAAATTTACCATCAGGTTTTGCAATAATTTTTTGTATGTTTTCCTGACTGAAAATTCTGTTTCCAGCATAGTTCATTTTTACGGTTCTGCCGAAACTAATTCTACCGTCATTCTTTGTGAATGAACCTAGTATAGTCTCTCCGAGTCTTTTCCATTTTGATTCTCCAACAAACCTTTTGAAAACCTTTACGGAACCGGTATATGCGTTATTGAGGTAAGATTTTTTTCTATTTCCAGATACTAGAGACTCACCCCTAAAATCCAAATCAATAGAATGACCGATTCCATAATGCTCTCTTTTTCCGTAGATACCAACTGCTTCTGGTCCAACAAGTCCTACGCCATAATTTAAATCAGGATTACCCCAAACAACAATAGAATTATCCTGACGTACAGCCATAAACCCTAACCTAGCAGAATACACGCTTAATACAGGATTTTCTGCATCAGAAAGAGATGTGTCTCCACTTGAACTTGCAACATTATTAGCAATGTCGCCTCCAAAATTTTCATGACCCCAAGCAATAACCCTGCCGGTAGAAGTAAGTGCGGCAAAAGCAAAAACAGAACTATATAATTTAGTAACTGTTTCGCCTTCTGCTAAATCAAAGTCTGGAGCATCACCGCCATACCCCTTCAATCCCCAACTGATAACAGTACCATCTGTTTTAATCGCAGTGAACGCATGGTAATTAGGAACAACAGCGGAAACGCTTTTAAGATCTGTCTCCGTTGTAAATGAAAGATAATCATTTTCTTCAACGTTTTCGTTTAGATTTACTACTTCTAGTAAAATTAGTTGTGACTGACCGCCATTCGTTATGGTTTCAAAATTTGCAGGACTACCATCTATATTTTTAACAGTAATAGTGGCGCCGTCTATGCTTATTATTTCATAGTCACCATCTCCATACTGACCACCGTCGCTATATATTCTAATGTATTTATATGTTCCGCCATCTGATAGAGGTGGTAAAAATCCATTATCAATAGTAAAAGTATTTCCAGAGAAAGAAAGTACGACGGCGCTAGTGTTATCGGTCTCAGTTATTTCAAATATATCTCTATAAGCCCTACCGCCATGAAGGGTATCTCCCCACGATACCGCAAACCCATCCTCTCTGAGTGCAGTAGACGCAAAAGCATTTGAATAAATATTAGTAAATTTACTTTTCTTGTCTGTAGATGACTGCGGTTGATCTTCCAGTTGGAAAAAGTTTGCAACTCTAACGTCGTACCTAGAAAGGTATTCGTGATCTGTGCCAGTTCTATCTGGTTGTGATGGATCAATAGACTTAAAGTTTTTGTTTAATACTTTCTCTTTCTCAGAGTTTGGTAAGTCATTGTAGTTAAAGTTTTCTAGTACTCTATCTATAACACCCCAAGTTGATATAGTACCGTTATTATTTATAGCAGAAAAATAATTAAGTCTTGGGTAGATATGTTTTACAGAATTCAAATTTCCAAATTTATTCTGATTTACATCTGAACCATAAGTGGTGTTTCCCCAGCACACTACAGATGAATCTTGCTTTACGGCAGCATAAGCACCCTTGGTGGCATAAACTTTAGATATGTTAGATAATTCTACAAATGAATTTGTTACTAGTTCATCGCCATCAAATATGTACGGACTACCGCCATACTTTGATCCTGCCTCGCTAGAATAGGGGACGGCGGTATTGTCTGACTTTAACGCTACGTAAGAATTAGAGTTGGCATATATTACATCTACGGATTCTGGAGATACGGAAGTGAACTCGTTAGTCTCAGGATTAAACTGAGTTTGATTTACACCGCCCCACGTTATAATTGTCCCATCTAGAAGTACAGCGGAAAATCCGAACTCTGAAGGTGTCACATCTTTTACAGAACTTATTGTATTTTTTTGTATTCCAAATCTACCGCCAAGATTTATGTCACCCCACGTTACAATGGAGTTGTTTTCCGTGAGTGCGCAAAAAGCGTCAGAAGCTCTTAGGTCAGTTGCTATATAAACACCCAAGTCATTATCAGCAGATGCGCTGAAATTTTCAGTACTGGTGCAGAATACTTTTTGATACCTCTCTGATTTTTCTAACGCAACTTCCTGAAATTCATCAAAGGTAAATAATGTTCTACCTATAGACACAACCTCTTCGTCTTCTCTTTTTATCAAGAAGTTTTCTGGTGTTTTGAACTTGTCTTCTGTATAATTTCTTTGATATGAAGTAGGATTAGAAGTGCTTTTAAATCTAGGGTCATAACCGATTTGGTCAATTCTCACGTAGTTATCATCTACAGAGTTATATCGCCATATCTTTACTCTACCATTGTTAGTAAATATACTATCCTCTTCTTGATTAGATACAGCAACGGTATTTCCATCATAACTTATAGATAGACCGCCAGACAAGACCTTAACATCTCCGTCTGAGTAATCAGTATATCCTGTAGCAATCTTATAGGATAAAACCCACTCTACTATACCATCTTTTTCTTTCTTTTTAAATATAGCTACGTAGACTTGTGGTACGGAAGGTTCATCGGCAAATGATAGGTCGTCATCTACTGCCCAGTCTGGCAATCTGCGTGCTTCTTCGCAACTTTGCGGTGGAGTTTGACTAACACCTATTTCATCAGAACCAACCATATTAAGGTAAGCAAACGCATAGGTCTTTCCGTCTTTACTTAATTTAGAGTCTAGGACTTTGGGTGTTTGAAATTCAGGCGCAACATCTAACTGAGAAATATAATACGCTAGGTCGAATTGCTTTTCGTGGTTTTTTTCTGGACCATCTGGAAAACCCCAGAACTTTTCACCTCCAAGCGGTTCCCCAAAATAAGATGGTTCTACACCAATCCTATATTCTATCTCCGCAGAACCCTGATTTACTATAAATTCTAAATGTTCGTCGTCTATGCGTCCGTCTATTGTATTACAGTAATCATAATTATATGTATAACCATAGTTATCTACAACGCCCGACGTAAAGCAATTTTCAATGTCTAAAGGGTCTAGCTTAATTTTATAAAGTGGTCCTTCTCCGACGGCTGATACAATGCCAATTTTTGGCAGACATTTTTTGTATCTCTTGTTTACAGGAGAACCAACCTTACCTTTAGCAAGTAGTTTTTTCCTATTACCCATCGTAATAGAGGGTTTAGCGCTAATAACACCAACCCCTACTGGAAATGCCTTATCTGGTAAACATCCACATTTTAGTTCGATCATTTATACCGTTCTCTCTAAGTTTCCTAATTGATTTAATTTAATTTCCGAAACAACAGCATTTAGAACAATTTCTTTAGTTTGTTCTGTAAGTTCTGATAACATAGGTCCAATAACATTTACATTGACACTGGTTGGTGCTAGGTCTACACTAAGTTTCATTTGAGATAGGTTTTCTACGCTTTTTGCAAATGTTCCAAAAGCGCTACCTAACTGACCAATTGCTTGACTGAATCCTGTCACAAACTCTCCCATCCCTCCAGCTACTTGTCCGCCCTCGTTGAAGTAACCAACCATTCCGCCTGCGGCCATCTGAGCAGTACCGCCACTTGAAGGTGCTGGTGCGCCATTACTTGCAGTATCACCGCCATTCATCGCTCTAAGTAATTGCAGGTTATTGCCACGTTGTACGGCAGCACGATTTACAACAAATTCTCCGGGGGTCAACATGGCAGGTACTGTGTCTGTTCCTTTAGGAATAAACATTCCACGGGAAGCATATATAGTTCCGCCCTTTTTCCTAAACAAAGAACCGTAATTGTCAGTATGTGCGCCACCACCGTAATGTACACCTCCGTCAATTTCATCATTATAAATACCTCTTATACCCTCCCAGAAACCCGGACCGTCTTCGACCGACCTCATGCTTCCTCCGGCACGAGTTCCCCCTTGGTCTGCCCTTCTTTGTGCTGATCTAGCGTCTGTCCCACCAGCATAAGTAGCAAAATTATTCTGATCAATGTTTAAACTTTGATCTTGCTGCCTCATCGCGTCCATTTGCTCCTGAATCGCTTGTTCGTACTCTTTTGTTCCTTCTTCATAATTTAGCATAACATCGGTCTCGGAGGCGCGCTGTCTAAGTTGTTTGTTATACTCTTGGTCACGTCTCTTGGCTATTGCCTCTGGGGAGTTGTCTTCAGCGGCAGTTGCCGCTTCATCAATCGCTTGATTTGCTTCTTCTTGCGCCTGTTCAAACTTAATTTTTGCTATTTCATTTAGATTCTTTGCAGCTGCTTCTGCTGCATTTGCTAAATCTACCTGTTTATCTCCCGATTGAGCAATGATCTCTGCGTACATCTTACCTTCTTCTTGCAGTTTTTGTATTTCTGGAGAAGTACCCGATGCGGCATCTGCAAGACCAGACGATAAACCTAAAGATTCCAATGTTCCCGCTGATGCTGCTTTTTCCTCATCTGTAAGCGAATCAAAACCAGTAGCAAGAGCTTCGCCGCTTAAACCCTGTAGTTGTGCGGTATCCCCCATTCTAAATGCTGAAGCAGCAATTGAAGCGTTTGTGCTTTCTGCGAATTTTGATACATCTCCAGATAGCAATGCTTTTGCGGCATCTTGATCTAATTTTAATCTTTGTTTAGCAGCAGCAATCTCTTGTTGATAAATTTTCACACGCTCTCTAGCGTATGCTAATATCTCGTCGTTTTCTCGTGTCCTGTCTTCTAAGTTTGTCTTTTCATCTTGCTGTTCCTGAGATGATAACTGCGGCTTAGATTCATCTTTAACAATTTCGCCGGTTGTAGGATCTATCCTTTGCCCACTTCTAGAAAGTTTATCTTGAGAGGTAATAGCAGACTGAGTGTTGGCTTCTAGTCTAGCAGACAGACCAGAAGCAGAAGTGTCCGTAATCCCAGAAGTAGCTAAACTTTGATCCGCAAAACCAACTTGTTCACTAGCAGTTAGCGTCTTGTCACTAAACTCTGCTATAATAGAAGCGGCCTCTTTCTGTAGGTTAATCGCATTTTTTTCCGCCTCTATCCTACTTCTTGTTGCGTCAGTAAGTTGATTTTGAATTGACAAGTAGTCTTTTTGAGCAGAAACCAAACTGTTCAATATTGGCTCTAACTCTTTAAATACTTCTCCACCTCTCTCCTCAAGTTTTTTCAATACTGGTTCAAAATTTCCATTAGCAATACTTGCTAAATCACTGTCAGAAAGTGTTAAATCAGCAAGTAAATTTCTAAGTATATCTTTGCTTCCTTCGTCTGCACCGGATAGCATCGACTCAATAAATCTATCTGTAAATTCGTCGGCAGTTGCGCTCTTGATTCCAAAAGTTAATAAATCGTTTCGTAAACTATCTAATGCGCCTCTTGCTCCACTGAAACCTCCCTCAAGTGCAACCAAGGTGTCAGAAATTTTACCAAATCCAGCACCACCAAAAGCCTCTAATTCGTTAGTAACTACATCTAATGCGGATTTAAAAGTGGCGTCTGATACCTTGGCGCCAGTTGCAACTGCTTTAAGTATATTACTAGCATCCGCAAGAGTATTGTAGGAACCAGAAGCAACTTTAGAAAGTTTATCCATTTCGGCACTTACGCCCTGTATCGCGTATGCCAAAGGTCTTGTTCCAAGATTCATTGCTTGGAAGACTTTTTTATTTTCTTCCATGACCTTTCTTGTGTTTTCAAAAGATCTTGAAAGTTTTCTCATTTGCTCGTCAGTAAAATTGACATCGGGGAAGAGTTCTTGTAATGATCTTTTAAAATCATCAAGATTTCCACCCGTAGATATCAAACCCCGTGACATAGAATCTATAACCGGAAGGGATTGTGACAATGCCTTATCAAAGTTGGCATCTGCCTCTTTTTTGAGTTGTTCGTTTTCAGTGTCTATTCTTTTATTTTTTGTTCCAGAACTTTCACCTAGCACACCGCCAAGAGTAAGGATATTACGACCAGTAATAAGACCTTCGCCGGATTTTTGTTCTTCATTTGCTTTAATTGCTTCGTCTGTAGCATTTTTTGCTTCAGCGAAGTTTCTTATGTTACTACCTGCCGCGCCAGCTAGTGCGTCATATGCAGTTATTGATCCAGACTTCAAGTCTTCAAGCGCTTCAGATGCAAGTTCAGCGTTTTTCGCTTGATCTAGATTGGCTTTAGCTGTCAAAGCAGACGATTTGGCTATTGCCCTTGCAGCATCACCGCTCGCACCACGCAAAGAAAGGAAAATATCTCCAGCTCCTGATCCAAAAACTTCCACAAGACCTTGTTCTATTCCAGTTAAATCTTTAGAAACCGCATATCGCTCAGCTTCAGCGACATTACCCTCTTTAATTGCTTTATTATATTTGTCTTGAATTGCAAGACCAGCTTTAAGAAAAGTACTCACGAGACTTATTGTCTGAATCACTCTACCGATTATTGGAAGTTTACTTAAAAGTTTTGGTCCAATTTTACTAATAATCTTACCAAGACCTTTAAATTTTCCACCAAGATTTCCAAGTAATTTTCCGGTTTTGCCGCCTCTTCTACTTCCCATATCTGAAAGTTTATCACCAAAATTTCCTATACCTTTAGAAACTTTATCTCCAGTACTTCCTTTTCTGAACATAGCAACTTCTCTTTTTTTACCTTCCTTATCTGTAAAAGTTCTTGTTTTTACATTTTCGTTAATTCTATTAGTCATCTCGCGCAAAGCGGCATCAGTTACAACATACTGATTTGCAGCGGTAGACAACGCATTTGCAAGAGCGAAACCCTTATTTGCGGCTTCTTCTCCAGAGACTGTAAAATTACTAAGAACGGCATTGATACCAAAAAGTTGTGCGCCAAGATTGCCTAAGGCTCCTAAATTCTGTCTAGATTCATCAGTACCACTAGCAAGCGAATCCGATTTTTTGTTGTTTATTTTCGGTTCTTTTTTTTCCTCAGTACTAGTAGAACCACCACCTAATTTCTGAGCAATTAATCTAGCAATATCCCCGGCAGTTTTCCTAATAACTGCTATATTATTATCTATTGATTGTAATAAGGAACATTCATCACAATCTGACGTTTTTTCTGAAACAGAACCGCCACCTTTTGCAGCGCCACCTTTTACAGCGCCAATCAAAGCGCTCATCTGATTATCTATTGATTCTAATAACTTATTGTCAGAAACTTTTGCTGGAGACTTACCAACGTTAAATGTACTCTTTAAATCATTATCTTGTTGCTCTTTCTTCTTCGCTCCTATTATCTTCGTAGCGGTTTTACTAAATTCCCCAAAAGAAGATTGAGTTCCCGTTTGACCTGCCGCCGTTGCATCCATTTGAGCAGAAGTATTTATACTTTGTTTTAGTGAAGTTCTACGAGCTACTATTTGCTCCTCTAGTGTCTTTTTCAGTTCTTCTCGTTTTTTTAGTAACTCTGTTTCCGAGTCCTCTGCTGCAAGAAGTGCTTCTACGACCCTGTCACGAGCAGCTTCTTCTAGTTGCATCTGCTTTGCTAGTTCTTGTGCAGGTTTTTCGCTCTCTGCTATCTCACCTTCTCTTTTTGCAACACCATCTTGCAAATTGCCTTTTTCTCTAAGTAATGCCGAGCGTTTTTCATCAGAGAGGTCTCTTTTATTCAAATTTGAGTTAATCTCTTCAATTCTGCCTTTTCTACTATCAATCCCCCCCTGCTCTTGACGCTTTACAGCTTCGCTCTGGGCGGCAGCCTGCTCGTATGCTTTCTTTGTTTCCATGAGTGCGGCATTATTATTCCTATTCTCTTGCTTCAAGGTAGCCATCACCTGATCGTTAGCCGTGACCGCGCTAGTGTTATCAACTAGAGCAGAAGCTAATCCAGAAATTTCAGGAGAAACATTTTTATCGTTCGCAAGCGCTTCCTGTGACTTTGTTGTTCCGGCTAATTCAGAGGATCTACCGGTAAGCGCTTTTAATTCTTCAACTTTTGCTTGCTTTGCGGCTGCTTCCGCAGTTTCTTTTTTTCCTGCTTTTTCATCGAAACTCAATGGATCAAAATCTTTTGGGATGGTGCTAGAAGCACGTTTCTGCTCAATACCTTCCTCTTCAAACAAATCGGTCTCTCTACGATTTATTTGTGGTTTCTCTTCAACGGTGGGTGCTTTAAAACCCGTTGGAGGACCTACTGTAAACCCTGCCGTTTTTCCAAAACCTTGCTTTATCTTGCTGGGGTCGGCAACGTTCCTGCTTTTTTCGCCAGAGATAAAACTTGCAATTTGAGTATCAGAAGCAGGTTTTGCAAATTGACTAGCGCCCTTTCTTACCTTGGTTGAAAAAGCTTCACTCTCAGGGCGTTTACGAACAGGAGCAGAAACCTTTTTAATATTAGGAGAAAAAGTAGCGCGATCAATTTTTTCAAAGATATTTCTAAACGCCTCTTCGCCGGATTTATTAATTGTATCTACAAGATTTGATACTCTGGCAACGATGGGTTCAGTTTTCTTTTCGGGACCGCCCTGTGCGGGAGTGTCCTGTGTTTCTTCATCTTTTGGCGATCTAGCGAAGAAATCTTGGAATGTGGGTGGAGAATTTATTATTTCCTGTTCTTTTTTTTGTATTTCTTCTCTTTTTGCGGCAGCTATCCCACTCGGTAACTTTTTCTTTTCTTTCTCTTCTGCAATTTTCTCATTAGCATTGTAGTCATCACTAATCCGAGCGCCGTTCTCATGAAGCGTCTCAGAGAGGCTTTGCATCATATCGCGTGTGTTCAGAAGACTGTCACCAAACTGCTTTACGATAGCGGGTACGTCTTTTACCGACCCAAACAATTCATCTAAACCGGACTCCAGAGTAGCCATAGCAATTTCTGGGGTCGTTATGCCCGAAAAGTCTAACCCACCAACTTCTTCCCACGAAAAAGGATGTTCATCTCCGTTCCTAAAAGTTTCCCCGCTTATCTTTTGAATCTTACTGGGATCACCAAAGTAACTATCCCCGAAGTTAATTTTCTCGGAGAATTGCATACTCTCGTGTTCTCTTGCCGCCTTTCCCGCCGAAGAGCCAGGACGGTAATCCTTTGACCTTTGGTCAAACTTATAATTTTCAAAACCTTGGTGGACGCCGGGGGTGTTAGATTCATCTTGATTATAAGGTATCGAAGATGATTCAGGTTTAGGTATGGCTTTGCTGGCATTGGCGAGGAGTTCAATCACTTCTTCAGCGATGCCTTTTGCTGCCGGTGAACCATAAGTATGTCTACCTCTAGTAACCTGCCCTCCAGCAGCAAATCCAGCAACCCCATGCTTATTCATTCTATCTAGATTTGCTTTACCGATACTTGCGGCAGCCTTTTCGTTAACAACAAACTCGCCCGGCGTTAAAAGCGCAGGAACAGTATCAGATGGAGAACCGCCCTTGGCAAATTTTTGAATAGCACCGCCAAAGAATTTTTTTCCCGCTTTCCCCTTTTGCGTTTTAGGTTCAGTCTTTTTCTCTAAGACTCTTTCATCTTGAATTAGATTAATCGTACCAAAATCCATAGTGTTAGGACCATGAGTTAATCTTTTATTTGTTAATATACCAGCAAGTTCTTGGTCAACTTCAGACTTTGGAAAAATAGCACCGCCAATAACTTTGTTGCCTATTTCATTTTCTCTAACTTTGTCTTTCCTGCTTTTTACTTCTGCTAACTGACCGTTTAAAAGACCATCCAATCTTGAACTAGTGGCATCCTTTCCTGATTTTGTTTTAGCGCCTGTAATAACCTTGGCTGCCTTTAACAGATTCTCAAATTTTATACCTCTAATTCTATTATCTTTTTCATCAATGTATTCTTTATATTCTACTGGTGCTTTATCTTTATAGTCCTCTGGGTTTAATTGTAACCTGTTTAGGGTAAATTTAACTTTATCATCTGGATTAAACCTTGTAGCAAATTTTTTCCCGGAAGGTTGTTTGAAAAACGGAGACTTAGCATTTTTATAAAACGTCTCTTGACCTGTTTTTATATACGGTGAAGAAGAATCATATTCTGAAACTTTTCCTCCATCATTATACCTGTTCTCATTCATTGCGGCAAGAGTGCTAGTACCAATCTTGCTAACACTGCTCTTACGTATAACAAACTCGCCCGGAGTGAGCATAGCAGGAACAGTATCGCGATTACCCGCTCCGGGAACAACACCGCCCGCAGCA